ACTTATGCCGGAAGCCGATGACGTAATCTTGGACGCTACCGGAAAGGTAGCCTACACGGGATCAGACCAGCACCCATACAGAACCAAGACGCGCTTTCGAAAGGTTGATGGCGTGTGGGAGCCTATCGTTGAGAAGGTGGAGCGCGGTTCCTCCGTGGGCCGCGCATCAACTCCCGAAGAACGCGCAGCTGGTCGGGCAGCGGCAACAAAGAAGGCAAAAGAGGAGCGGCGCGCCATGATGAAGCTTTCCAGAGTAATTGCCAAGCGCCAGGACATCGGCGACCCAAGCACTGTGCAGAGCCGTAGCGAGGACTTCCCACTCCTTGAGGCGCTGCGCAGAGACGGAAAGGACGAGGCAATCGCTGTCGTTCTTCGCTACCGCAAGCTTGTTGCTCTGTGCGAGGCTGAGCCACTGAAGGGCCTCGATTACAGCAAGGCGGATGGCGGCGAGGTTGTCCGTGTCAGCAAGCGGCTTACGCCTGAAGCAGATATTGATGCGGCTGCTGGAAGCGACTGGAAGGAAATCCCCGACGGCGAGATCAAGCAGTCGTCGAAAATCAAGAAGAGCAAAGGCGCTCATGCGCAGCCAGCCAGACGAACGGTTGTAGCAGACAACGACAACATCGCGGCTGGCAGCGTTATCCGGACGGAAAGCCTCCACGTGAAGATCACTGACGAGGTGCTCAACGCGCACATCGACGCCAAGCCAATCCTCGCTGAACTACGCTCATCGCTGGGACCTCTGGTGGAGCCATTCGAGGACGCGGTGTTGGGCGGCAAGTCATATACGGATATTGGGCGGTCAGAAGACAAATCTCAGCCATCCGTTGCTGGCCGTGTTCTCGTTGGCAAGGCAGTAGGAAGCCTCACAGTCAAGTGGCAGGAAATAGACAAGCGAGAGAAGCTTCTGGAATCCATCGCATTGGCCCGCTTTCGCAATCGTGCCGCATGACCGTATGCCACGCGCACTCAAGTCACCAAGGGTTGAGAGGTGTGTTTGTACACCTCGCCCCTTTGCGGTTGCGACCGCCCCGCCGCCATGCTGCAGTTAGGTGCAGCCGCTGAGTGTTGCGGGTAACTATTGGCAAGGCAGGACTTTGTACACCCTGCAAAGGCACCTAGAGCAACGCTCCGGCCGTTCCTTGCTAATCCCCATTGCAGCCGTCCTGCGGGTAACGCCGCACACATGGTCGGGACAGTAATAGGCGCTCTCGACGCTTCGGCCTCGGGTTCTGCTGGCTGCAATCCCCATTGCTTGGCGCGTTCTCCTCCGCCGCCTAGCGATCCATGCGGCTGCTCCCCTTCGGGTTGAGCGGCCGCTTTCGGTTTCTGGTGGTGCATGGCGAATAGCGAATACCATCACCTCTACAAGACAGCGCGATGGCGCACCATCCGTCACTATCAGCTTAGTATGAACCCACTATGTGAGTGGTGCCTTGAGCGCGAGGAAGTGACGGAAGCAGCAGAGGTTCATCACGCGACACCGCATCGAGGCAATCTTGAACTCTTCTGGAATGGTCCGTTCGTCAGCACATGCAAGCCGTGCCACTCTTCTCGAGGCCAACTCGAGGACCACGGCAAGGTCGTGGTGCGGTATGGGGCTGATGGGTGGCCGATCTGATATGTTGTATTTTGGCAACATGGGAGGGGGTGTGTTGCTCTTTGGCAACATGCCGGCCATGGAACCGGCGATGGCCATTTGCGCACAGCGCCACGATTGAAATGTTGAGGGTTGAGCATGGCGAGGCCGCGCACGCCAAGGGCGAAGGCGACCGTCACGGGTGCCGACAAAAAGAACAAAGGCCGGTTTGAGCCTCGCAACGAGCCTACTGTTGAAGATGAACTCGGCGACCCGCCAGACTGGATAAAAGATACTGAGCAGAACAAGGCGAGGGAGGCGTGGCAGACGCTGCGCGTCGATATCCCTTGGCTCAACAGTAGTCACCGCATCTTGGTGGCCACGGCTAGCAACATTTTAGGACGCATGATCGCCGGCCAGGACTGCGGCGTGCAGGCAATGAACCTTCTCAGGCAGTGCTTGGGTCAAATGGGAGCTACGCCAGCCGACGCATCGAAGGCAGGGGCAAAACCAGATGGCGAAAAGACAGACCCCGCCGACCAGTATTTTACCTGATCCTGTAACAGATTACGCAAAGTCAGTTGTGTCTGGCGAGACTGTCGCTGGTCCGCATGTTCGCAATGCCTGCCGTCGCCACCTCGACGACATCAAGCATGGTGCTGAGCGTGGCCTAATATGGGATCTGGGGGCTGTTCACCGTTTCGTCGGTTACTGCCGCGACGTCTTACGCCTAAACGGCGGCCAGTTTGAGGGGAAGCCTTTTATCCTGCAGCCCTCGCAGGCGTTCATTGCGGGATCCATCTTCGGGTGGAAGCGCACTAACGAGAACGGCAAGCAGGTCCGTCGGTTTCGTCGTGCATACATCGAGCAGGCTAAGGGACAGGGCAAGTCGCCATTCGCTGGCGCTGTCGGCCTATACTGCATGACGGCAGATGGCGAGGCCGCGGCTGAAATCTATGCGGCCGGCAAGGATAAAGCTCAGGCGATGGTCCTCTTTCGCGACTCCGTTGCGATGTATGACCAGTCGCCAGCATTGAAGGCGAGGTTGACGCCATCGGGCGGCAATCCAGTCTGGAACCTGGCCGACCTCAAGAGCCGCAGTTTCTTTAGACCGATTTCGCGCGAGGGTGCCCACAGTGGCCCGCGCCCTTACGTGGCGCTGTGCGACGAAATCCACGAGCACCCCGACGGCAAGGTCATCGAGATGCTCGAGCGCGGCTTCAAGTTCCGCGATCAGCCTTTGTTGCTGATGATTACCAACTCTGGATCTGATCGCAATTCGGTCTGCTGGGCTGAACATCAGCACGCTGTGAAAGTTGCTGCTGGCACCGCTACGCCGGATGATGACTTCACTTATGTCGGTGAAGCGATAGACGACAGCACATTCGCCTATGTTTGCGCCCTAGATAAAGACGATGATCCGATGACGGATCCGTCATGCTGGATCAAGGCAAACCCGCTTCTAGGCGTTACGCTGAAATATGAATACATCGAGGGCGTTGTCGCGCAGGCGAAGGATATCCCTTCGAAGCGCAACGGTATCCTACGACTGCACTTTTGTGTCTGGACAGAGGCCGACACGGCGTGGATTCCTCGACCAATCCTCGAAAAGGTCATGGTCGACTTCGACCCATACGAAGAGCATGCCGGCAAGCTGATCAATGCTGCCGGGCTCGACTTGTCGGGCGCGAAAGATCTTACTGCGGCAGCATTTGTTGTCGAGACAGGCACGAAGCGCGTTAAGCGCGCCGACGGCACGGAATCAGACCTTCCTACGTTCGATCTGTGGATCGAGGCATTCACGCCGCGTGACACCATGGACGAGCGATCTAAGGTCGACCATGTTCCGTATCGGTTGTGGTGGGAGCAAGGATACATCAACGCACCTGAAGGTGCGCGTGTCCGGTACGACCACGTTGCTGCGCTTTTTGGGCGCCTCAGTGTCGAGCACGGAATCGGGATCCTGGCGTACGACAAATACGTCTACGACAAGTTCCAAGAGGAACTCGACAACTACGGCATTGAGCTAAAGACCGTCATGCATCCGCAAGGCGGTAAGAAGCGAGCAAGGCCAGATGAAGATAAGGTGCAGGCGGCAAAAGATGCCGGCCAAGAGCCACCTCTCGGGCTTTGGATGCCTGGATCTGTCTCGGCACTTGAGACACTGATCCTCGAGGAGCGCATCAGGCTGCGGAAATCGCCGGTTTTGCTCGGCGCCCTTATGGGTGTCGCGATCGAAACCGATCCGCTCATGGGCAACCAGTGGTTTTCGAAGAAGAGAAGCACGGTTCGTATCGACCCGGCAGTGGCGGCCGCAATGGCGGTTGGCGCAGCAGTTGATGGCATGCCTGAGCCAGTGATCACCACATCCCCGTGGGACGATCCTAACTTCCAACTAACGGCGGGATAATGGCCCTAAAAGACTGGTTTTCCCGCCAAAACAGGGAACAAGCGCTGGAAACGCGCGCATCCATCGAGAATCCGACGGTACCGGTAAGCGCTGAGAATTTTCTCGCTTACTTTGGCCTAAACTCTGCCAATTTGCCGTCGGTTACGATCGACAGCGCCCTCACGGTGCCTGCTGTATGGGATGCGGTTGCCTTCTTGTCTCGCACTCTGGCCGCGCTCCCGCGTCATGCGTACAGGAACACCAAAACCGGAGCAGAAAAGATTAGCGGCAGGCTCGAGACGGTAGTCAACTCGGCGCCGAACGATAGCATTGGGTCGTTCGCGTTCTGGCAGTGGTTCTGGCAGCAGGTTTTCACTGGTGGTCGCGGCCTCGCGTACATCGATCGATCGCCGCAGGGCATCGACTCGCTCTGGGCGATGGATCCGAACAAGACCACAATCAAGCGAACCGGCTTGAAGGTCACCTACGAATACGAGGGTAAGATCTACGACGCTGCCGACGTGATCGATGTTCCGTTCATGCGTCGTAGCTGTGGTCTGAGGCACTACGGGCCAATCGCGCAGGCCAGCAAAGCCATTCAGCTTGCGATCGCGATGAACGACTATGGCAGCACCTTCTTTGCAGGCGGTGGCGTTCCTCCGCTTGCCCTGAAGGGTCCGCTACCTGCTAGCGGCGAAGCGATGAATCGCGCTTTGGGTGACATCACCCGTGCGATCGACAACGCGAAGAAGACCGGCAAACCGATCACGCCGATTCCAGGTGGCTATGAGCTCGAGCCCGTTGGCATCGATCCTGCCAAGGGGCAGATGATTGAGGCTCGCCGCTTCCAGGTCGAAGAGATCGCGCGCATATACCAGCTTCCGCCGGTGTTCTTGCAGGATCTTTCGCGCGCCACGTTCAGCAACGCTGAGCAGCAGGACTTGCACCTTGTTAAGCACCTGATTGGCCAATGGGCCAAGGCATTGGAAGACGAGATTAACCTGAAGTTCTTCGGACGGTCTGGTAACTCACGTTACGTAAAGCACGCACTGGACGGCTTGCTTCGTGGTGATTTCAAGAGCCGCATGGAAGGCTACGGAAACGCGATCCAGAACGGCATTCGGACTCCTGACGAAGTGCGCGCGCTTGAGGATCTCCCAGCCAAGGGCGGAGAGGCCGACAAGCTGCATATCCAAGGGGCAACCGTGCCTCTTGGGTCACAGCCCAAGCCCGGCGCTGCGCAAGCTGAGCCGCCAGCCAACGACAACACACAAGACGATGGGGCTGACGCCGCATGAGCGAACTTGAGAAGCGCATAGCGCAACAGATTGAGTTGCGTGCCGATGACGGCACGCGCACGCTCACTGGCTACGCCGCAAAATTCAACTCTCCAGCGGGCATCGCTGACTACTTCGTTGAGCAGATAGCGCCAGGCGCCTTTGCAGAAACGATCAAGGGCGATGTGCGGTGCCTCTTCAACCACCAGAGCGACAATGTTCTTGGTAGGACGACCAGCGGCACCCTGCGACTTTGGGAAGATGATGTCGGACTTCGGTTCGAAGTAGATCTCCCCGACACAAGTCTCGGCCGTGACGTCGGTAAGCTGGTGGAGCGCCGCGATATCAGCGGATGCTCCTTCGGCTTCCGTGCTCTGAAGCAGACTTGGGACGACACAACCGAGCCTCCCGGCCGGACGCTGGAGAAGGTCGAGATCAGCGAGATCTCGATCGTTACCTTCCCAGCCTACCCAGACACCTCCGTCGGTCTTCGATCGCTTGAGGCGATCCGTGCTGAGGCCGAGGCGGCAAGGGAAGAGGAGCGCCGCAAGGCTGAGAATGCTGCTGCAGCGGCTCGGCGTGTGGCTGAGAAGCGAGCGGCGCTTGAACAACGAATTCGGGGCATCCGGCAGGACGCCTCGTAGTCACCCGGCATAGCCGGAGGGCCGGACGAACGTCCTGCCAATCACAACCCCCAACATAGATTTGGAGCATTTCATGACTTCTCTCACCGAGTTGCAGGAAAAGCGCGGCCGTCTCGTGACGCAGGCCCGCGAAGCCCTGGACGAAATCAAGAAGAATACCGACGAAGCCCGCTCTGCTGAGCTCGAGGCCCGTCACGATGCCATCATGGGCGACTTCGACAAGATCGAAAAGCAGATCAAGCGCGAAGAAGACCAGGCCGCTCTCGAGGCCCGCTTTGCGGCTCGTCAGGACGAGCAGCGTGCTGCCAAGCGCCCCGGCGCCGGCACCGAAGACCGTGCCTCCGGCTCTGATGCCGGCAACGAAATGAGCTACCGCTCTGTTTTCTTCAAGTTCATCGCATCTGGCGCTGATCTTGCAGCACTCGAACCGGAAGAGCGTGCCGTCCTCAAGGCTGGCGTTCAGGCTTCCGAAGAGTATCGCTCTCAGTCGTCCGCTACTGGCTCGGCTGGTGGCTACACGGTGCCGACTGAGCTCGCCAACGAGATCGTCAAGTCGATGAAGGCTTGGGGTCCGATGTACAACGAGGACGTCACCACGCAGGTGGTCACGAACTCCGGCGCCGTCATCCAGCTGCCGACCGTCGATGACACCTCCGGCACCGGCTACGCCCATACGCAGGGCGCTGATCTGGTTGACGACGGTTCTGCAGACGTTGCATTCGGCCAGAAGCAGCTTGAAGCCTACGTCTTCGACACGAAGTTCATCAAGTTCTCGTTCGAACTGGCACAGGACAGCATCTTCAACATGGAGTCGCTGCTCGGCGCACTCCTTGGTGAGCGCCTCGGCCGCGTCGCCAACGCTCAGCTGACGACCGGCACCGGCACGTCCGCTCCGAACGGCGTTGTTACCGCTTCCTCGCTCGGCAAGACCGCTGCTTCGGCCACGGCTATCGTTTCGGACGAACTGATCGATCTGGTTCACTCCGTCGATCCGGCATACCGCACTTCTCCGAAGGTAGGCTTCCAGTTCAACGACCTGACGCTCGCGGCTATCCGCAAGCTGAAGGATGCGGAAAACCGCTACATCTGGTCGATGGGTGACATCACCAAGGGCCAGCCCGGCACGCTGCTCGGCTACCGCTATGACGTCAACCAGGCGATCGCAAACATCGCAACTGGCAACAAGGTCGCGCTCTTCGGTGACTTCGGCAAGTACTTCGTCCGCAAGGTCGGTGCTCCGGTCATCGGCGTAATGCGCGAGCGCTTCTGGCCTAACCTCGGCATCGCTGGCTACATCCGCTTCGACGGTGAACTCGCTGATACCGCGGCTATCAAGCACCTGAAGCTTGCGTAATTAATGAGCGGGCTGGCCTTCGGGCTGGCCCGCCTCTCTTTCCGGAGGCGATATGCGCTTGAAAATGCTCACGGGCCTGTCTGGTCCGCTATTCAATCTCGCCCCTGGCGATGAACACGATTTTGACGCGGACGAAGCCGAGCGCCTGAAGGCTGCTGGCTACGCCGTAGATGCCGAGCCCGTAGTTGTGGCTCCGGCGAAGACCAAGAAGGGCAAGGCGGCCGATGTGGTACCCGAACAAAGTGACGGATCCAGCGTCGACGGAGCCGGTCAGTCTTGATGATGTGAAGCGCCGACTTCGCGTCGGCTTCACTGATGAGGATTTGGATATCGGGCTGATGATTTCATCGGCTCGAGATCATGCAGAGAACTACTGCAACACGCTCTTTGCGGAGCAAACGGTGGAGCTCAAGTGTGACTGCTGGGGTGATTTGGCACGGCTGCCGGTAGCGCCGGTTAGTGCTGTGGTCAGCATCGCCTATGTTGATACGGATGGCGTGGCGCAAGCGGTTGACACCGCCGTTTATGAAGCGCGTCTTGACGGCCTCGAGCCATCCATCGTGCTCGCATACGGCAAGCAGTGGCCAGTCATCCGATCTGGTTCGCGCATCACCGTAACGGTAGTTGCCGGCTACGAAGAGGCGCCTCCTGCCGTAAAGCACGCGATCCTGCTTTACGTCGCAGACGCCTACGAGAACCGCGAAAACTCAGCAGAAGACGATTGGAGCGCGTTCGATGCGCTGCTCTGTAATTTCAGGCGCGGCTAGGAGCACACCCAATGTCAATTTCAGGTGGCCTGCTGACGCACGGCAAAGCCAAGGAAGCGCGCTTTTCGGCAGTTGTGACGCGCGCTGACGGCACGATCGAAGATTTGGGCGAGATCGCCTACTGGCACAAGAACCCGCTGCGGCGCTGGTTCTGGGCTGTGAAGCGGTGGGCTAAGAGGGGATGATGGCCAAGGCCAGATACACACCCGGTCCATGGAGCGCATTTGGCGGGAAGGGCGGCAAGTTCTTCGTCGTGTGCGGAGAGGATAAGCTCTTTGAGGTTCGTCGAGTCCGCTACGCCAAAAGCTTAGCCCCGTCGCCACTACACGCGTACGAAATGATCGTCGCAAACGGCGTTCTCGCAGCTGCCGCACCGGACCTTCTCGCTGCGCTAAAGCACGCGCGCAGCCTAGTTGGGCATCCAGATCAGATGATCGATGAAGCCATAGCCAAGGCTGAGTTCGACTCGATCGCAGACGGCGCGAGCTAATATTTGCCAACCCGCCCTCGGCAAGGGCGCACGGCCCGTCGTGATGACGCGCCATTCCCTCAGATGGAGCCATTTTTATGGTCGCACGAGTTCAGAACGCCGGTCTGGCGCGCATTAGCTGCTTGCGGCTGCCTCCTGGTATCTTCAGTGGGGCACTGGCTCGGCTGCAGCAGCCACCGCAAACGTGGTTACGACGACCACGACGACTGAGGCCCGTGTTTCGGCTACGGCTGCGCAGGGCACCACTACCGTCACCAACGACAAGGTTGTCTTCACCGGCACGATTACGGCCGCCGGCACGCGAGCGATCACTGAGGTCGGCGTGTTCGATGCAGCTGGATCCGGTTCGCCTCCGACGGGTGGCAATATGGACGTGTATGGCGACTTTTCGGCCATCAACTTGGCTTCTGGCGATTCCATTGCCTACACGATCAATGTGACGTTCTCGTAAGGCGACCGACTAAGGCGGGGATGCTATGGCTGCGGCGTTTCGTTCTATTGCTTCTATTGCATACGGAAGCCGCACCAATACTACGGTTTCAGCGCCTGCTGGGATTGTAAACGATGATATCCTGATTGCTGCGATCTTCTGCGCTGCCTCGGGTTCGGCCCCTGCTGTCACACCGCCTTCTGGCTTCACACTGATCGGTACGCCAACAGTTGTTGCGGATGGTGGCGGGTTCACCACTCGTCTGTCGATCTACTGGAAGCGGGCCGCTAGCGAAAGCGGCAGCTACACGTTCACGCACTCGGCGGGTTCGTCGCAGGCGTTCGTCATGGCCGTATCTGGCGCTTTGGCGTCCGGCTCTCCGGTTGACGTTAGCTCATCGAATTCTGGTTCGAGTGGCAGCACATCGACGGCTACTGGCGTAACGACCACCGGCGCGGACGATCTTCTGCTCTACATCGGTCATGACTGGCAAGGCAGCGGCGCGATATCCCCGCCAACCGGCATGACCGAACGCTTTGACGGCCTTCTCTATACGGCCTCGCAAGCGCTCACGTCATCCGGAGCGACCGGAAACAAGACGCAGACCACCGCCAACGGCCCTACAGGTGAGCCTTGGGCTGCCTGGCTGGTCGCGATCAAGTCTGCAGCAGCAGGTGGTCCGATAACGACGCCGCAGACGGTGACGGTTACGAGCGCGACGGCTGTGGCTTTGGTGAAACAGGGCCGCAAGATTGTCGCTGCTTTGTCGGCCGGCGCTGTCGCCGCAGCAAAGCGAGCCAACAAGGCGGTTGCTGTTGCGGCCGCTGGGGTTGTTGCCGCAGCCAAGCAGTCGCGCAAAGCGGTCGCTGTAGCCTCGGCAAGCGCAGCCACCGCGGCGCGACTGGTACAAAAGGCCATAGCTGCCACCGCGGCCACAACGTCCGCAGCCAACGCGACGCGTGCCTTTCTGAAGTCGATTGGCGTGGCCGTTGGTGGTTCTGTATCGCTCACCAAGCGAGCAGGGAAGGCCATAGGCGTTGCTGCCAGTAGCGCTGTTTCGGCCACCCGCAGCATGACTAAGACGCTAGCAGCATCTGCCACTTCGGCGGTCGCTGCCACGGTCATCAAGGCGCGGTCTGTTATCATAAGCGCTACGTCGAGCAGTGCCACCACCATACGGCGGACGGTTGGCAAGTCGCTTCTGACCACCACGGCCAGCAGCATAACCATACGGCGCGCAATCGCCTTCACGGTCGCGGTCACAGCAGTCGGCACAGTCTCAACCACCAAGGCGATCGCCAAGGCGCTAGCGGCCTCCGCTGGCTCGCTGGTGGCGTTGCTTGGCATGTTCAGCGGCACGGTCGCTTTCGAGCTCACGCGGCGCGTTGTGGCGGTTTTGGGCGAGGTCAGGCGCGCATTGGTGCCCACCGAAACGAGATCCGTTGCCGTAGTGCCAGAAGAACGCACCGTCATCGTCACGGCTGAATCAAGAGGAGTTACGGCCGATGGCGCTTAGTTATAGCCACCCCAAAGATCCGGATGATGTGGCCGACTACCAAGTAGATTGGGCCGCTTTCCTCGGCACCGACACCATCACCACCTCGACCTGGATTGTCCCTGATGGGCTCACCAAGACCAGTGATGGCAAGTCAAGTACAGCGACAACCATTTGGCTTTCTGGCGGCACGGGCGGGACATTGTACCTCCTCGTCAACCGCATCGTAACAGCCGGCGGGCGCACCTACGACCAGAGCGTAAAGCTCAAGGTCAAGGATCGGTAATAACTCCAGAGCGTGAAGCTCAAGATAAAGGCGAAATAGACATGGCAGCAATTTCGATTACAGCAACGTCGGTAGTTGCTGGCAGCAACGCCGTCCGCGATTCTGGCATTGCCGGTGAAGCAGTCACCGCGGGCCAGACCATCTACATCAATTCCACGACCAACCGCGTGATGCTGGCAGACACCAACTCTGCCACGGCAGAAGCCCGTGTTGCCAAGGGTGTCGCCCTTAACGGCGCTGCCGCTGAGCAGCCTGTCACCTACATCAAGGAAGGTGACCTCACGGTAAACGCGGTCCTCACGAAGGGGGTTGGCTACTACCTGGGCGGCGCTGGCGGCGCAATCGTTCCCGTGGCCGACCTTACGACTGGCGACTACACCTGCTTCCTCGGCATCGCCAAGAGCACGACCGTACTGGCCATCAAGATCCAGTCTGCAGGCGTTGCGATCTAATGCCGTGGGTTCGCTTTGTTGAGGATTTTGACTGGCGAGCCACGCCCGCCGTCACGCTGGCATACAAGGCGGGCACCATCGCAATCGTGACGACGCCATGTGCCGAGGCAGCCAAGGCTGCCGGCAAAGCTGAAGCCGCACAGCGGCCGAAGGGTGAGAAATGACCGACAAGCGAGGCGCTGGCAAGCTGCGCGAAAAGCTGCTCTTTCAGCGCCGCGCTTTGGTCGATGATGGCTTCGGCAATGAGGTGGCGGGTGATTGGGAAACCCAATTCACCGCAGCTGCCGACCTGATCCCGCTCCGTGGCGGCGAGCCGGTGATTGCTTCCAGGTTGGTGGGGGTGCAGCCATTCATCGTTCGTATCCGCAGTTGCTCGGCCGCGCTGGCTGTTGATCCTTCATGGCGTGCGGTGGACGCACGCCAGGCTTCACGGATCTTCAATATCACGGCTGCCGTCGATCCGGACAACAAGAACGCCTGGATCGACATGATGGCAACACAGGGAGTGGCGACGTAATGGCGCTCAAAGTCCGCGTTCAAGGCCGCGCCCAGCTTACCAGAAACCTGCAGGCCGTTGTCCCCAAGGCGCTAGTTTACGCAGCGGAAGCAAACCTGAAGATCGCCGAGGAAGTTGCTGACAAGATTAGAGATGTTGCTCCTCGTGGCGCAACGCTCGAATATGCAGAGTCTCTGCGGGGCGACTTCCTGAAGAACAATCCGAACGCGCTCGATTTCAGCAAGAATCCCACGAAGGACAAAGACGCTGCTGGCCTCTTTGCTCAGTGGATTTGGCGCTTCCTCGAGTACGGGACCGCGCCGCATAACACGGCGGCTGGCGGCGGAACGGTCAAGGGGCGCTCTGATTTCCATCAGGGAATCGGAAATATCCACCCCGGCACGCCGGCGCAACCGCACATCTTCCCCACGATGCGGGCCTTCAAGGCCACAGCAGCCAAGATCAAGCGGGCGGCAATCAACAAAGCTTTCCGAGAGTTCAACGGGAAATAATCGATGGCCAGCGCTGAGTTGGAACTACAGGGCGCGCTTGTCACACGCCTTAAGGCTGACGCGCCTCTTGCGGCGCTGATCAGCGGAAGGGTCTACGATCAGCCGCCATCGCCGGTGACGTTTCCATATGTGACGATCGGCGAGGCTCAGACGCTTCGCGATGACGCTACGTGCGTGTCCGGCGGACGGGTCTACCTGACTCTTCATGCATGGTCTACGGCGGTAGGCTTCCCAGAAGTTCGTCGCGTCGCAGATGCGGTCGTCGAAAGCCTTCACCTGGCGCCGATATCGTTGGCGACCAATCATCTTATTTCACTAAG